CAATGAGAACTTCATCAATATGATTGACAGCATCAACATACTGATGCTCCAAGATAGCAAGGATGCATCATACATCCCATTCAAGAATGGAGTGGCTAAGATATCCAAGAGCAAAGTTGAGCTCAAGAGCTACATCGATGTCGATGGATACATCTGGGAGAATCAAATCATCGAGCGAGATTTCACCAAGCTGGATGACTGCACCAATGACTTCCAAGATTTTGTCAGCAAGGTGTCGGCAGATGACAGCGGCAGAGTCGATGCCCTTGAGACAACACTTGGCTACTTGATGCATACCTTCAAGGACAAAACTGACCAAAAAGCAATCATCTTCAATGACCAAGAGATTGATGACAACCCGAATGGAGGCTCAGGAAAGTCACTCATGTTGGCTGCACTTGGAAACCTTCGCAGAGTGGTCAAGATTGATGGCAAGTCATTCAACCCATCCAAGTCTGATTTCGTTTATCAGCGAGTCAACCTGGATACTCAGATACTTGCATTCGATGACGTGCGCAAAGCATTCGACTTCGAGCAGCTATTCAGCCTCATCACCGAGGGAATCACCGTCAACCGAAAGAATAAGGATGAGATTTTCATTCCATTCAACCGCTCGCCAAAGATTGTCATCACAACCAACTATGTCATCAGTGGTGCTGGTAGCTCTCATGATCGCAGAAGGCATGAGCTGGAGTTCTATCAGTACTTTCACAGCAAGCGCAGCCCACTCGATGAGTATGGTAGACTATTATTCGACTCATGGGGTGATGAGGATTGGTTGAAGTTCGACAATTACATGGTCAAGAACCTACAAAAGTACCTGACAAATGGATTGATGAAAGCCATCAGCATCAACGCAGATGCCAAGCGACTCATTCAAGCAACGTGCAAAGACTTCTTTGACTGGGCTGAAGAGGGCAACCTCGCTCTCGATGTTTACTACTACAACGGCAGCAAGATTCAAGAATTTACCTCCGAGTTCACATCATTCAAGGAGCTCGAGCCACGAAGATTCCTCAAATGGGTGCAGTCGTATGCCGACTATAAGGGCTACAACCTCAACAAAGGTCGTAATCACAACGGAAGATACTTCCTTCTCGATTCGGGAACTCCCAAACCGACTCCAGAATCTGATGATATTTGGGATGAACTTAATGAAAAAGCGAAGCAATGAATTTAGGTAAGTTTGATTGCGGAACTGGATTGATAAATTTATTGTATGAAGATAAAATCAAAAATATATCAGTCAGAACAAGTACAATTCAAGATATGTTACTTGTTGATAAATTACAAAAAGAGAATTCATATGCTGTTGGATTCATTCAAAAAACTGTTTGGGAAAAATACGTTTGGGGTGGTGAAAGAAATTTCATCGTATTGATTTGTGAAGCCAACAATGATGCTGTTGGATATGTACTAATCACTCCAGCAATGGGTGCATATAAATACGCAAAAATTCAACAAATTGCTGTCAGAAATGATGCAAGAAGATTGCATTACGGAACAGCATTAATTGAAGTATGCAGAGAATTTTGTGAAATGTTTGGCCGTATTGGTTTTACTTTACGCTGTCGAACTGACTTAGAAAGCAATCGATTCTGGCATCAACTTGGATTTGAAAAATATGGTACATGGGAAAAAGGAAAAATAAACCATGTTGGATTCAAAGCAAGCAATGACATAAATCTTTGGAAAATTGACCTAAATAGAAACATCTTAAAACTATTCTAATGACAAGACAACACCGACAAATCCTAAAAGACCTCCAGCTCAAGCACAAGATGGAAAAGTATCCAACCATTCCACCGCACTTGATTGCTCTGGACCAATGGAATGACAACGGTGCCAATGCACTGACCAAGTCAATCATCGCATTCCTTCAGTTCAGCGGATGCCAAGCGGAGCGCATCAACACCATGGGAGTCTATCGCAAGAAATACCGCACTGATGGAGTAGCCATCGGTGGTCAGTGGACAAAAGGCACCGGCACACCAGGCTCGGCAGATATCTCCGCCACGATCAAGGGTAGGTCTGTCAAGATAGAGGTCAAGTATGGAAAAGATAGGCAGTCACAAGCACAGAAAGCATACCAAAAAGCCATTGAAGAAGCTGGTGGTGTGTATGTTATTGCAAAAGATTTTGAAGGATTCTTAAATTTTTATGAGCAGTTTTGCGAATCAATCAAATAAAAGCGTATATTTACAATTCAAAACAACAAAAACAACAATTTATGACTACAAAGAAAGCGGAGGCTACACTCGCAGAGCCAATGAACATTTGGCAAAAATTGCACGCTGCCAAGCAGCAGATTGGAAAGGTTGCTAAGAATGCAACGAATCCTCATTTCAAAAAGAGCTATGCTGACATCAATGCGCTGCTCACAACGGTGGAGCCTATTCTCCACGAGCATGGACTGCTTCTCTTGCAGCCAGTGGTGGGAAATGATGTGGTGACTCGTATCATCGATATCGATTCTGGTGAGGTCATCGAGTCATTCATGAGCCTTCCAGTCATCACAGACCCACAAAAGGTGCTCGCTGCCGTCACTTACTTCCGTAGAGGTACTTTGCAGTCACTGCTCTCACTTCAAGCCGTTGACGATGATGGAAACACAGCGGCTCAAGGTGCAGCATCCAAGCCAACGATCACAGATGACCGCTTCAAGAAAGCACTCGAATCAATCGAAGCTGGTAAGTACACAGCACAACAGTTGGCTGCCAACTATGCACTCACTGAAACTCAATCAAAAATGCTCGCACTATGAAATGGCATCCATCGCAAATCGGTAAACTGATGACCAATGGCAGAGCCAAGGACAGCATCGGAGAAACAGCCAAGAGCTATATCAAGCAGTGTGTTAAGGAGGACTTCTATAACTACACCACAGAACTCAACAACAAATACATCTGGAAGGGTAGAGAGCAAGAGCTGGAGTCAATCAACCTAATCAACTCGGTGAGATTCACTGACTATGTAAAGAATGAAGTGACCATCGAGAATGACTATCTCATCGGTACGGCTGACATCGTAACAGTGGACCGCATCATTGACGTCAAATCATCATGGTCCTTGGACACATTCCCGGCACTGATTGAAGATGCTGTCAACCCACTCTATGAATGGCAGCTTAGAGCATACATGATGCTGTATAACAAGCCATGTGCTGAGCTCATCTACTGCATGGTGACTACCTGGGATGAATTCCTCAATGAATACGAGAATCTCCAGCTGCACAGAGTGGACCACATCAATCCTGAGAAGCGCATCACAGCTCTCTGGTACGATAGAGATGAGGACATCGAGGCTAAGATGGTTGCTCGCCTTAAAGAAGCATCCGATCTATATCATGAATATTACGAACAATTAAATAACAAATAACAATGGAAGAGCTAAAAGCAAAAGGCACCATTCACCACCTTGGTGAAGCCAGACAAGTGAGTGAGAAGATGAACATCAGAGAGTTCGTGCTCTCAATTGGTGACAAGTATCCGCAGCTGGTACAATTTCAAGCAGTGAATGAGCGAGTGAAGTTCCTGGATGGAGCCAAAGTAGGTCAAGAATGTGAGGTCAAGTTCGACCTTCGAGGTCGTGAGTATAGTGGCAAGTATTATGTCAGCCTCAATGCTTGGGATATCCGCATCGCAACAGCAGCAGCACCATCAAAACCAATCACAGATGAAATCGATGACGATTTACCTTTCTGATGGGGAGAACATTCGGGACTTCATCCATAAAGAGTTGAGGTCCCGACTCTCAAAACGCTACAAAATGACACATTTGGCTGAGGATATGAATCTCAGATACTACACACTGAACCGATTTATGAGAGGTCAAGGTGCTGGTGATGAGTTCTACATCCAAGCCTTCAACTTCCTAATGAAATGAAGTACTTCATCGCATACATAGGCACCAAGAATGACAACCTCGATAAGCTGGTTGCAAGGGTGCACGATTTATTCAACATGATGCCAGGTGTCAACACTTGCATCGTGATTACCATCTCGGATGAGGTACACATCTCTGAAGTGACTCCAGAGGAATTCTATGAACAATGGTCAAGCCTTAACTGATGGAACAGCAAATACAAGACCCAATAGTAATCAAGGTGCTGTCCAAGTATTATGAGCGCAGCCAGCTCGGGATTCAGAAATATGGGCGCACTTTAGATCGTGATGACCTGAGCCTCACCGATTGGCTGAATCATCTCCAGGAGGAACTGATGGATGCCACGCTGTACATTGAAAAGCTAAAGGCAGATTTGAAGCAAGCGCAGAAGGCAGCTTTAATTGAGTTGACCAATATGGAAAAGGATAAGGGGTAAAAATTGCCACATAAGTAAACACGAAATGTAAACTAAACAACAAGAACAATGAAAACAGCAGTAGAATGGTTTGCCAATAGAATATCTCACGGAGGTTTAGTAAGTAAGAAACAATTTGATGAGTTGCTTGAACAAGCCAAAGAAATGGAGAAAGAGCAGAAGATTGAATTTGCTAAACTTCACGTGCAAAAAGCATTGAAAGCAGTTGAAAATGAAATGATTCTTTCAGCTTCAGCAGTCAAGCATTGGTATTTACCCGAAACTATTAATTAACCTTTAAACAACAAGAACAATGAAAGCAACGCTACACTTTGACCACGACGAGAGGGACGAGCTACAAGACGCGATAAATGCGTGGAAATGGAAGCAAATTTGTCACGAGCTTGACCAAGAAATGCGCTCGGTGGTAAAACACGGATACATTGGAAAGAAAGAGGCAACTGAAGCAGAAATGGAAGTAACTCACTATTGGAGAGATAAACTCCGCGAATTAATAAACG